CCAAAGACCGAGCTTGCCTACAGAGTCCCAGCCAGCAAGTTTACCAGAAGAAGTATTACCTCGACCGACAAAGCCGAGGATCTCGCCGGGCTCGACACGACCATCGACTGGAAGAACACGGGGGATAACGCCTACGATGGGGAGAAGCTCAAACTCCTCGTCCACGATGAGAGCGGGAAATGGGAACGCCCCAACAACATCCTCAACAACTGGCGTGTTACGAAAACCACCCTTAGATTAGGTTCTAGAATTATTGGTAAGTGTATGATGGGATCAACATCAAACGCTTTAGACAAAGGAGGTCATAATTTTAAAAAACTATACGATGACTCAAATGTTAACAAAAGAAATGCGAATGGACAAACTCGTTCGGGACTCTATTCTTTGTTCATTCCTATGGAATGGAATTACGAAGGATACATTGATTCTTACGGATTTCCTGTCTTCGACACTCCAAAAGAACCAGTTCAAGGACCTCACGGATTATCTATCAAACTCGGAGTTATTGAATACTGGAACAATGAAGTAGAAGGTCTTAAAGATGACCAAGATGGATTAAACGAATTTTACAGACAGTTTCCTCGTACTACTAAACATGCTTTTAGAGATGAATCAAAACAATCTTTATTTAATCTAACTAAGATTTATCAACAAATAGATTATAATGAAGATTTAAAAAATACAACTAATGTAACAAAAGGAAGTTTTCAATGGGAAAACGGAGATAGGAATAGTAAAGTTATATTTGTACCAAATAAAAGCGGTAGGTTTTTAGTAACTTGGATACCACCTCTTAATTTACAAAATAAAGTTTTTATTAAAAACGGTATATATTATCCTGGTAACGAGCATTGTGGTGCATTTGGATGCGATCCATACGATATATCAGGTACAGTTGATAGAAGAGGATCAAACGGATCTCTACATGGATTAACTAAGTTTAGCATGGAAGATGTACCACCAAATCATTTTTTTTTAGAATATATAGCTAGACCACAAACAGCTGAAATATTTTTTGAAGATGTGCTAATGGCTTGTATATTTTACGGTATGCCAATATTAGCAGAAAATAATAAACCTAGATTACTGTACTATTTTAAACGTAGAGGTTACAGAGGTTTTGCAATGAATAGACCAGATAAAAAATACAATAAATTATCTGTAACAGAAAGAGAAATAGGTGGAATACCTAATTCAAGTGAAGATATTAAACAAGCACATGCATCAGCTATAGAAACTTACATAGAGGATTTTGTTGGATTAAAACAAACAGGATATGGTGACGTGTATTTTCAAAGAACATTAGAAGATTGGGCTAAATTTAATATAAACAATAGAACGTCTCACGATGCTTCTATTAGTTCTGGGCTTGCTTTAATGGCTTGCAATAAACACAGATACGCGCCTAGTATGATGGTTAAAAGAGAACCTGTAAACTTAGGTATTAAAAAATATGACAATAAAGGAACTATATCAAAAATTATAAGTTAAATGAATATATATACGAATAGCAATAGTGCTTTTCCTAGCCAAGTAGTTAGTGATCAAGAGAAATCTACATACGAATATGGGAGCCAAGTTGCAATGGCTATTGAAAACGAATGGTTCGAACAAGGTAGAACTAATGGTAATAGATATTTATCTAATTGGAATAATTTTCACCAATTAAGATTATATGCTCGTGGAGAACAATCTACTAAAAAATATAAAGATGAACTATCTATTAATGGTGATTTGTCTTATCTTAATTTAGACTGGCAACCTGTTCCTATATTATCTAAGTTTGTAGATATAGTTGTAAATGGTATATCTCAAAAAACTTACGACATTAAAGCTTACGCTCAAGATCCTAGTTCAGTTAAAAAAAGAACTAATTACGCTAACAAGATATACGAAGACATGCTGTCTAAGGAATATTTAGACATGGTTAAAACAACCTTAGGTGTGGACTTATATCAAAGTTCTCCCTCAACATTACCAGGTACTGAAGAAGAGCTAGAGCTTCATATGCAGTTGTCATATAAGCAAGCTATTGAAATAGCAGAAGAAGAAACTATATCAGGTGTATTAGCTCAAAATAAATACGACTTAATAAGACGTAGACTTAACATGGACTTAACAGTGTTAGGTATTGCTGCGAGTAAAACCTCTTTTAATGTTGCTGAAGGAATTACAGTTGACTACGTAGATCCAGCTTATATGGTTTATTCATATACTGAAGATCCTAATTTTGAAGATATATACTACGTTGGTGAAGTTAAATCTATAACAATACCTGAACTTAAAAAAGAATTTCCTAATATTTCTAAAGAAGAATTAGAAAGAATTCAAAAAATGCCAGGCAATAGACAATACATTACTGGTTGGGGTAACTACGATGAGAACACTGTTCAAGTTATGTATTTTGAATATAAAACTTATTCAAACCAAGTGTTTAAAATAAAAAATACACCACAAGGATTACAAAAAGCTTTAGTAAAAGATGATCAGTTTAATCCACCAGAAAATGATGGTTTTGAAAGAGTGTCAAGAAGTATTGAGGTATTATATACAGGAGCAAAAGTATTAGGTTGTAATACTTTATTACAATGGAAGATGGCAGAGAATATGACAAGACCTTATGCTGATACTACCAAAGTAGAAATGAATTATACTATATGTGCACCTAGAATGTACAAAGGAAGAATAGAATCAATGGTTAGCAAATGTATTGGTTTTGCTGATATGATTCAGTTAACGCATCTTAAACTACAACAAGTTATGTCTAGACTAGTTCCAGATGGTGTATTCTTAGACATGGATGGTTTAGCAGAAGTAGATTTAGGTAATGGTACAAATTATAATCCAGCAGAAGCATTAAACATGTATTTTCAAACTGGTTCGATAGTTGGTAGATCACTTAATCAAGATGGTGAAATGAATAGAGGTAGAGTACCAGTTCAAGAGCTAACAAGCTCTAGTGGTCAAGCTAAAATTCAAAGTTTAATACAAACGTATCAATATTACCTACAAATGATACGTGATGTAACCGGTCTTAATGAAGCTCGTGATGGCACTTTACCAGATAAAAGTACTTTAGTAGGTTTACAAAAAATGGCAGCAAATGCTTCTAATGTAGCAACTAAACATATTGTTCAATCAAGTCTATATTTAACTTTAAAAATAGCTGAAAATATATCTTTAAAAGTAGCCGACGCTTTAGCTTATCCTTTAACATCTGAGTCATTAGTTAACTCTATATCTACTTATAACGTTTCAACGTTAGACCAAATTCAAAGATTAAATCTTCATGATTTTGGAATATACTTACAATTAGAGCCAGACGATGAAGAAAAAGCTCAACTAGAAAACAATATGCAAATGGCTTTGCAACAAGGTAGTCTTGATTTAGAAGATGTTATTGACATACGTCAAATACATAATTTAAAACTAGCTAATCAAATGCTAAAGATAAAGCGTAAAGAAAAAGCTAAACAAGATCAAGCTGTTCAACAAAGCAATATACAAGCTCAAGCTTCAGCTCAAGCAGAGACTGCAGAAAAAACAGCAATGGCTGAAGTTGAAAAACAAGAAGCTATAAACGGTTCTAAAGTTCAATTCGAGCAAGCTAAATCTCAAATGGAATTACAACGTATGCAAGCTGCTGCTCAATTAGAGCAACAAAAAATGCAAATGCAGTTCCAATTTGACATGCAACTAAAACAAATGGATGTTCAAAGCACTACTCAAAAAGAAAGTGAAATTGAAAACCGTAAAGATAAACGTAGCAAAATGGAAGCTACACAACAAAGCCAATTAATAAGTCAAAGACAAAATGATTTATTACCTAAAAACTTTGAAGATCAAGGCATGGTGCCACAAGAAGCGCCATTAGCTTAATTATTAATTATTTAATTATATTATATTATGTCAGAAGTAAAAACAAATGAACCTGTTAAACAGGAAGGAGACTTTAAAATAAAGTCTAAAAAACCTAAGCAATTAGCAAATCAAAAAGATAATACAACAAAAGTTGTTATTAATCCTAAAGAACCTTTAATTGAAATTGAAAGCAATGTAACTAAGGTTGAAATAAAAAAAGAAGAAGATGCCATTCAAATCGGAGAAACAAAAGAAGTGGTTGTGGGCGAACAAGCCGGAGATAGCATTAAGGTGGACGAACAAGTATCAGAGCCCGAACAGGCTGTTGAAGAATTTAACCCATTATCCGAAGTAACAGAAGAAGAAACACCAACTGAACAAGAAGTTGTTGAGGCTGTTGTTGAAGCTAAAGAAACAGGAAATAAATTACCAGAAAATATTGAAAAGCTAGTTAGTTTCATGGAAGAAACTGGTGGTAGCATAGAAGATTATACAAGATTAAACGCAGATTATTCTAACGTTGATCAAAATACTTTATTAAGAGAGTATTATAAACAAGCAAAACCTCATTTAAACGAGGAAGAAATAGGATTCATCATGGAAGATAATTTTGACTTTGATGAAGACTTGGACGAGGAGCGTGACGTCCGTAAAAAGAAGCTCGCTAAAAAAGAAGAGGTTGCAAAAGCAAAAGGGTTTTTGAATGACTTAAAGGATAAATATTACGAGGAAATCAAGTTGAGACCTGGTGTTACCCAAGAGCAAGCAAAAGCAACAGAGTTTTTTAACCGCTACAAAGAGCGACAAACTGTAGCAGAACAACAAAAAGAAAGATTTAAACAAAGTACTAAAGAATTATTTAGCCAAGATTTCAAAGGTTTTGATATCAATGTTGGGGACAAAAGATTTAAGTATAGTGTTCAAAATCCTGAAAAGATTTCAGAAAATCAATCAAACATTGAGTATTTAGCTAAGAAGTTCTTAGATAAAAACGGTGACATTAAAGATACATCTGGTTATCACAAAGCTATATATGCCGCTGACAACGTCGATAAAATCGCTAATCATTTTTACGAACAAGGAAAAGCTGATGCTGTAAAAGAAGTTATTAGTAGTTCTAAAAACCCATCATCAACACAAGCAAGAACACAAGGTTCAGGTGAAGTGTTTATAGGAGGTTTAAAAGTAAAAGCAGTTAGTGGGTTAGATTCGTCAAAATTGAAAATTAAAAAAACAAAATTTAACTAAAAAACACATAAAATTATGGCTTTAAGTCCTCAATTTGGTAGTGTAATACC